GTTCATCCTACCAGATGGCGCAAGATTGCTCGAAGGGTCACTAGCACATGATGCTATGGGTTCATCAACAACCTTGTCAGTTGGCTATGCCGCGCACACAAATGCGGCTGGTACAGCGGTTTCCGCTGCTGCTGCTGCATATAAAGCGGCTGCTGCATCAACAGGCGCTCAAAAGGTAGACATCCTCGCAACTTTGGCTCTTGGCTCAGGCACAGAGACAGACACTAACGAAGATGGCGTTGCTGTAACGGCAACAATGGGCGGTGCTGCTGGTACTGGCACTATCGAAGTAACCATCAAATATGCGGTGGACTAATAGGTTGGGGCGCGCTTGCGCCCCTTCTTTTCTCATGGAGTTAAAATATGCCATCTACAGTTGATATTGCTAATTTTGCGCTTAATATGCTGGGCGCATCTAACATCTCTGCACTAGATGAAAACTCCAAAGTAGCGCGTATTATAAATCAAAGATTTGAAAGTGCGCGTGATTTTGTATTTAGGGAACATCCCTGGAACTCATTAATAAGACGATCAACGCTCGCACAAGAAACAACGACACCAGATTTTGGATATGCAAATCAATATCCGCTGCCCGTAGATCCGTTTTGCTTGCGCGTATTAGAGTTTAGTAATGGCGCTCTAAGCTATCCCCAGGACAATATGGTGTCTAACAATGGATCTCCTGTTTTTGTCATCGAGGGCAGAAAGCTTTTAACGGATGAAGGTACAGCAAAGATAAAATACATTGCCAGAGTTACAGATCCTAATGAATACGATAGTGGTCTAATAGAGGCATTATCAACGTACCTGGCATCAGAAATATCTTATGCGGTAACAGGCTCAACAACACTCGTGCAGCTAATGTATGCAAAGTACGAACAAGTGCTGAAACAAGCGCGTCACACTGATGCAACAGAGGGTGCGCCACAAAGATTTGAGGCTTCTGACTTTATCGAGAGTAGAATGTAAATGGCACGATCTGCACCTAGTTTTAGTGCGTTCACAGCTGGAGAAATAAGCCCACGCCTGGAAGGTCGCACAAATTTAGAAAAGTATTCGCAAGGTCTGTCGGATCTCACGAATATGGTGGTAATGCCACACGGCGGTGTAACGAGAAGACCAGGCACAGAATATCTAGGCGAAGTAAAAAGCAGCGCCGTTAAAACAAGACTAATACCGTTTCAGTTTAAAACGTCTGATACTTATATTTTAGAGTTTGGTAATCAGATCATGCGTGTTTTTCGTAATGATCTACAAGTACTCACTAGCTCTGCAAAAACAATAACAGCAATAACAAAAGCTAATCCTGGTGTTTTAACAAGTAACAGCCACGGGTTTAGCAACGGCGATGAGATCTTTATCGATAGCGTTGGCGGCATGACAGAATTAAATGGCCGCAACTATCGGGTAGCGAACTCAACAACCAACACATTTTCGTTGGTGGATTTGTTTGGAAATGCAATCAACTCTACTAGCTTTACAACATTTACATCGGGTGGAACCGCCACAGAAATATACGAAACGGCATCACCATATGCCGAAGCAGATCTATTTGATATTCGCTTTGTGCAATCAGCTGACACAATGTACTTGGTACACCCGTCATACGATATACGCACATTAACAAGAAGCGATCATAACAACTGGACGTTTGCTACGCTTTCAATCGCGGGATCTCCCAGCCCAGGATTAAGTGGCGCAAACAACAGGCCAAGCGTTGTTTCATTTTTTGAGCAGCGCTTAGTATTCGGAAATACAAATAATAATCCGCAAACATTGTTCTTTAGCAAAAACGGTGACTACGATAATTTTGCAGTGGGAACAAATGACGATGACGCGCTTATCTATACGATTGCGTCTAACCAAGTTAACGCTATCCGTTATCTCTCAGCTACGAGAGTGCTGACTGTGGGTACGTCTGGCGGCGAGTATGTGCTGACATCAACAAATGACGGGCCGGTAACGCCCACAACGACACTTATTAGGAAATACTCAAACTACGGAACATCTCAAATAGAACCCGTGCAAGTGGCCGATGTGACGCTTTTCGTCCAACGGGGATCTAGAAAAATAAGAGAGTTTAAATTTGTCGGTGATGTAAACACGGGCGGCTATCAAGCGCCAGATATGACCATATTGGCTGAACATGTCACCAAGGGCGGCATTACACAAATGGCCTATCAACAAGAGCCTGATAGTGTCGTTTGGTGTATTCGTGCAGATGGCACATTGCTGGGCATGACGTATCGCCGTGAGGAAGAAGTGGTGGCCTGGCACAAGCATGTATTAGGTGGTGCATTTGGTTCTGGTCAGGCGGTAGTTGAAAGCATTGCAACGCTACCAACGGATACTGGCGAAGATGCATTGTTTATGATCGTAAAGCGCACAATTGATAGCGTGACAAAAAGATATGTAGAAAAACTAAAACCGTTTGATTTTGGAAGTGTATCAACAGCTGCACATTTCGTTGATAGTGGCCTGTCGTATTCTGGTAGCTCTACAACAACGCTATCGGGGCTGTATCACTTGCGCGGTCAAACCGTAGATGTTTTGGCAAACGGATCTAGCCATCCAACGGCCACAGTGAGTAGTGGCGGTATTACATTAAACTTCGGCGCAACGACAGCTGCTGTGGGTTATAGTTTTACTAGCGCGATGAAAACTTTGCGTATTGAAGCTGGATCAGCTGATGGCACAAGCCAGGGTAAACCCAAGCGGATCCACGGCATCACACTGCGATTGTTTGAAACTGTAGGTATCGAGGTTGGTAACAGTCCAACAGATGTAGATCGGATCCCGTTTAGAGATAGTTCGATGGCAATGGATGCCGCTGTGCCGTTATTTACGGGCGATAAAGATATAGAATTTAGAGGTGGGTTTGATGAGGATGATCGCATTTACATACAGCAAAGCCAGGCGCTGCCTATGACCATCTTGGCCTTTTATCCTCGACTAAACACATTTGACATATAGGTGAGCGATGCCGATACTTGAAACGCTTACAGCCTTAAAAATAGGCACTGATTTGCTTAGTGGGTTTTCTTCAAAGAAAGCCTCTAACCGTGCTGCTGGGCGCGCACAAGAAGCAGCAAATTTTAACGCTGAAATTATAGAGCGTGATATAGATCTGCTAACCAGGCAACGCCAGATTATCAATGCAAACTTTGCTGCATCACAAGGTCGTAACGCACGGGCATTTGAGGGTCAGGTACAAGGCACAGCACGGTCTGGATATGCGTATGCTGGGTTTGATCTAACTCAGGGAACGCCCATCGAAGTACTACGAGAAAATGCGCGTGAGTTTGATTACGAGCAAGAAACTGAAGAGTTTAACAATTCGATCACAAATATGCAGATTGATGACGCAATTGAGGAGACAAAACTACAAGCTGAATTAACACGAATGACGGGCCAAGCTAATGCAGCTGGTTTGCGCGCATCAGGTACGGCTAGTCTTATTAAGTCAATCGGATCCGCTGGGGCAACGGGTATGGAGTTCTATAAGTAATGGCTTTTCGAATTCCTCAATTCACAGCAAGGGTGCAACGCACAAATGATATACCTGGTAAAAGGTTTAGTGTTCGCAAAAATGCAGAACCATTTGTACGCGCAGAGCTAGCCAAGGGTGAGGTCGCAGCATCTCTATTAGATACAGCTGGTGAGTTTGCCATACAGCGCCGTGACATGATTGCTTCACAGCAGTTTAATCAGGCTGCGTTGCAAATCGAAGAAGAAATGAGAGATGCAATGTTGGATCTGTCTAAGGAGCAAGACTTTACAAATGTGCTAGACGGTAAAAACCTTTGGGGTCAGCGCATGGATAGTATCCGAAGAGACATTATTAAAACTGTGCAGCTACCTTCATTGCAAAAAAAATTAACACATGAGTTTAATTTAAGTGAGGTTACAAATCGTTTTAAATTAAAATCAGTTATTGATCAAAAGATTGTAGCTGGCGATCAAGCTACGCTTGCAAGACGGACAGAAAATACTGCTAACAAACACAAAACTCTTAGCGGCCAAATAAAAGATTACGACATCGATATAGCCAAACTACGAACCATATACGATGCTGGTATTGATAAAGGGCGCTACAATAAAGACACGGTTGATAACCTCTTTAGTGTAATGAAAAAAGATATAGCGACTAGCGTTGTTGCTGAATATGTCGGAAGCAATCCACTCCGTGCATTGGATCTGCAAGATTCATTAGAGCAATATTATGCAAAAGGTGACGCAAAATTTTTACCACAGCTAGATGGCGGTGGTGAATACACCATGCATACTTTGCTTAATTTATCAGGCCAAGACGCATTGGATGTCTTAACGTCTATAGCTGATGACGCTACAAAATTATCAAATCTGCGAGACAAAGCAGAGAAACGAGAAGAAGAGCTTTTTCAAGCTGGCATCGAGACTTTTAAAAACAGATGGAATTATTTTGAACTGCCAAATAAAAAAGATCAAACATTTGTGCAAAATGAATTATCACCAACAGATAGAGCAATACCAGGCGTTCAAGAATTTTTTGCAAATGATCCAGACGGTATAATTACTGGAGAGCAAATTCAAAATTTTATTGTAGATGCTTTAGGTCAAGTAAACGAAATAGATGATCAATTTAGAAAAAATGTAGAAGAAGAAGAGGCAGTTTCTTCAATACCATACGCAGATGAATCTGAAAGTGCTGCACTTGGGTTTTTAGATACAGCAAATTTTGAGGGTACATTATCTATATCCCTTCTTAGAAGTTATAAAAACAAGCTAAGTCGAGAAGATTATTTACGATATCGAACTATTATAAGTACTAAAAAAGATGCCGAAATAGCGCTACAATCTCAGCTTGCAGATGAAGCAACAACAGGATTGTTAAACGAATTAAGAAATGCTGAGAAATATGCACAATCAGAATTTCGGTATGATGAAAAAAGCACTGACGATCCAGACTTACAAAAAGCAAAACAAGCATCATTTCACAATGTGCAAATGTCTTTATTAGATTTAGAATATGATGTTGTAAATTTAAATGATGAAAAATTTTTAGAAAAATATAACGAGCCAAAATCTGTATCGCTAATTCGTAAAAAACGAAAAGAATTTATTAATGATCAGGATGAAATTTTTCTAAGAAACGTCTTAAAGGATTATACAGAATTTATAACTGGCGATACTGATGTTACCTTTGCTAGAGATAAAGGTTTAAAACTACCTTTGGCAGCAGAATTAAAAAGTAAAAATCCAATATCTGTTTTAAATGCTTGGTATGCAAATCAAGAAGATAGTGCAGCCAATCAAGAAACATATTCTTATATAAGATCATTTCTTGTGGGTTATTCAGCGCAAGGATTGTTTGAGGTTCCACAAGAATGAACAATTCAATAATAGAAAATGTTGATGATGAGATTGATCGATACAATAGGGCGCAGAGACTTGCAGAGTTTGCACCGCCATTAGAACTAATAAAAAACAAAACCGTTGCATATAACAAGCAAACGGGCGCTAATGAAATTTTGTTGCCCATGCAAGGTGGTGGCTACGTTAAAGTCGGTGAGATGCCAAAAGAGGAGCAGCCGCTGGCTGAACCAGACGCACCAACAAACATGCAAAACGAATTGCCAGTACTAGAGGGATTTGGCGATAAACCTGTCAAAGAATTTACAAAAGGCTTAGTGCGTGGCGGCGTAGTGAAACCAGCTAAATTTTTAGAAGATAACTTTGGTATTTATAATCCTTTGCGGTTGCAAATATTAAATCCAGATACTGGCGAGTTAGATCTAGATTTTAAAATATTAAACCAGGAAGAAGTAGAAAAACAACGTGCGGAAAATCAGGGTAAGCCATTTTATTTTGATATTGAGGAATTGGTAAAAGAAGATGAAGAAGCTGGTATAGGGGCTGGTTTAGCTGGTGGGTTAGGTCAGTTTTTAGGAGCATATGTTGGTTTAGCTAAATATTTTAAATTAGGACAAAGCGTATTAGCTAAAGGCTTTACCAGAGGCGCAGCAGCTGACTTTTTAGCTTTTGAAGGTAATGAAGGACGTATTACTGATATTCTTGTTGATCTTGGTGTTGATGAAAAATTTATACCGTCTTTCTTAGTAACAGATCCAAATGATCCAGATTATGTCGGACGTTTTAAAACGGCATTTGAGGGCGGCGGTTTAGGCATTGTTGCTGAAAGTTTAATGTTTGGCATAGGCAGAACATTTCGCGCTATAAAAGATCGTGATGTGCCAGTTGAAGAAGTGCAGCAAATAACAGACGAGGGCAACAGATCTATAAAACAAATTATTGTGGATCGACTTAATCAGCGTGGTGATATGCCCACTGTAGGATCGATGGGCGGTAACGTGTTTGCTCCAGGTAATGCTTCTACAGTTGTCAGGTCTGAGGGTGGGTTGCCTATACTTCAAGAAAAAGGTGATGAAAATTTACGTCTACATACTAATCGCATTACAGCTATGTCAGACGGAAAAGCTTATCCTGGTGCGCCGAAAAATCCTAGAACGGTAATAAAAGCACCAGAAGGTTCTAATTTGCCTGATGTGGTTGTTGGCAACATTAAGCCAGATGATTGGCAGCAGCGAATAGAAAAGGCTATGTCACCTGATGAAATCAACAAGGCGGCTACTTGGTATAAAACTGTTTTTGGAGAATTTCAAAATCAAGCAGATGGTGATCCAGAAGATATAGCAAGATTAACTGATGCATGGTTTGCTGGGCAACAAAACTCTAGTCCTGGTCAAACTTTAAATGACGTATTGTTTGTATATGAGCAAATAAAACGAGGTGTGCCAAAAGAACAGCTAAAAGGTAAAGGATTACCATCAGCTAACAAAATTGTAATTGATATACTAACACAGTCTGAAATAACGGGTGGCGCTGGTCAAAAAATTGCTGACTTTCTAGATAGCGGATATGGCAAAAATGTTCGCGCTATTATGGGTAATAAACCAGAGGGTGGATCTCCATTTGTTGTTGATATTCATACTGGTAGAGATACGGGTTTAGTTGATAAAACATTTATAAATCATTTAAATCGTCTCGGATATGATGTGCCAAAAGATTTGATTGTTGATCTGGGTGGCGGCGGCATTAAAGGCGCGCAATACGAAAGTCGTGCATTGTTTGGTCAAGAGCTTACGCAGCATTTAAATAATCAAAATTGGATGGGTAGATCTGATTGGGAACCAGCTGAAATACAAGCTATCGGATGGATGCAGTTATCAAGTATGTACGGCACACCTAACGTAGGTGGAAATATACAAGATGCATTTACAACAAACACACGCCGTATTTCAATGGAGTCAGATCCAGGTGAAGGCTCGCCATTTGCTGAAAAATTTGGTGAAGATTTAGCAAATTTATCAGACGTACAACTTAAAGATATTAACGATAAGGTTACGTCAAAAGCTATAGAATTAGTAAACAAAGAATTAGGAATTACGCTTGGCACTAATGTGCATGGCACTGGTGGTTGGGAATTGTTTCAAAACCCATCAACAGTTCAACAGGCCATAGCTTCAAAAGATGCTGCTATAGAAGCTGGCGCTAGGCTCGGATATTTACTTCAACAAACAGAAGTTTGGGTAAACGCGCCAAAAGCAATTACACAAAATCCAAAAGATTTTATGATTGATATTTTAGAAACAAATGGCAACTCATTGAGAGATAGTGAGCGGCTTAAAGATTTGTTTGAACAAATAATAGAAAACGATCCAGATGGATTGTTTAAAGGGTATCAACCAATAACTCAAAATGGCCAACCAGGAATAAGAATAATAATTCCTTATTCAACAATTAGTAAAAGTGCTAAAGAAGCCAAAGCGCAAAAACGAAACGTAAAAGTGCAAGATTTGCTTGATAAAGTACAAAGTTTTGCAAACACCGAATTGGGTCAAATTACGGATAACTTGAATTTTGATGCTGAAGTATCTATTATGGAAGCAGACCTAACAAGACTCGGAAATAAATGGACAGAGGATAAAAAAGGTGGCGGTTACAAAAGTTACTTTAGTAGACAGTCAGGACAAGATGCCACAAGAGAAGGCACTGACTCAGGGGTACTCGATAATGATGCAGCAGAACTTGAGAAGTTCTATGCAGACACAATCGAAGAAGCCAAAAGAAACAACTGACAAAACAGCAGAATAATTCTGTAATTTAAAATTAAATAGTTTGATTGAAGGACGCTCTGGCGTCCTTTTTTTATGCGAGGCTTAATGGCAATAAATCCGCAAGACATAGCAGAAGAAAACACACAAAGATCTGCGCTGGCTCAACAGGGGTCACCTACGGAGTTTGCCGAAGATCCTAAAAAGTCTATTCAGCTAGCTGGTAAATTAAACACAAGCGCTTTGCTCGAACTGTTCGGTAAAGCAAAAGAGGTAGATACACCACCAACGCCACAAGAGCGTGTGTTAACACCAGATGATGGTACATATTCTGAGACAAAAACGAAAAAGAAAGGCGCTCAAGAATTACTGTCTCCAGAAGGGCAAGAGCAATTTAAACAACAAGGGTTTCTTGCTGATGAGCCAGAACGGGTAAAGGTATTAAAAGAAGCGGAAGAAGCGCTATCAGAAGAACAAGCGATAGAAAAATCTATTGTCGATGTAAACACAAAAGCAAAGCAAGCATTAACAGCTGATGCTAGGGGCTTAGATCCAGAGCAAGCACTAGTTGATGAAGCAAGGGCTAATGAGGCATTACGACTAATAGAAACAAGAGAAGCTGGCATAAAACCACTAACTGAAGGTGGTGACTTTAATTTTAACTACATGAATACGGGCGATGACATTAACGCTACGCTCACAGCATTGTCTCAAGTTTATAAAGATGAAACAAAGTTCGGTACTCGTCCTGGTATGGACAATAATGTAACCATCAAAAAGGCATCTGAAAAATTACAAGATGAGATAGGTTTTACACGGCAAACAATATTTGCTCGAAAAGAAGGGCAGAATTGGAGTGCTGAAGAGTTTGTTGCTGCCCGTGAATTGCTTGTTAGATCAGCTGATAAACTGACACAACTTGCACAAAAAATACAAGACGGTGGTGCAAATAATGCAGACGGTGTTTTTGAAAAAGCAACAGACTTTGATCGATTAGCGTTTCGTAGGCAGATGGCAATTCATGCTGGTATTCAGTTGCAGCTAAAAGGCGCACAAACAGAAGCTGGGCGCGCACTGCAATCGTTTCAAATACAAATTGGCGGTGAAGAAAGTGCGGTAAGGCAGTCACAAGAAGCGCGGCGATTATTAGAAGAAAGCGGTGGTATCGAATTAGTCGATGACATGGCTAGTAAAATTTTAAATGTTTATGACAAGGAAGGTTTATCTGGACTAAATGGCATGACGCGCGGCGGTAGCTGGATGGCTAAAACGCGCCAGTTTTTGTCAGAAGCATATTTAGCTGGACTTCTAAGCAACACATCTACTCAAGTTAGAAATTCCTTCGGCACATTTGCCTTTATGGGGTATCAGTTACCAGCAGAATTAGTCGCTGGTGCTTACGGATCATTTGTCCGACAAGGCCAAACTTTTTTATACCCTAATCAAAAATTGTCTGACGATCAGGTTTATATTGATGACGCGATTGTACGCTTTAAAGGATATATGGACTCTTATAAAGACGCGTTAAGAGTTGCGTCTATAGCTTTCAAAACTGAAATGCCAGCTAACGCTAGCAAGTTAGATTTAGAAATTTATCGAGCTAGTAAAGCTGGATCTGATAGTTATCTTGCATCAGCTTTTGATTGGTGGGGCAAAGCTGCAAGAGTACCGTTTAGAGTTTTATTATATTCTGATGAGTTTTTTAAAACAATATCGCAACGTGGTGAACTATATGTAGAGGCAAATCACGCTTTTAAAAGTGCATTGAGAAATGGTAAATCACCATTGCAAGCACAAGACCAAGCGGCAATGGTTTTGCTTGATCCAGCCTCTCGCGCTGGTAAATTAATAGATCAATCTAAATTTGATACGCTGCAAAGTGATTTAGGCAACTTAAAAAAAGCCAGTAATCTGGTGCAAAACTTTAGCATTTTTGGTGTGCCTTTTGGTCGATACATTATGCCTTTCACAACGGCTCCAACAAATGACCTAATAAGAACAGCTGAATTTGTGCCGATATTAAATTTAGCTACGCCATCTGGCGCAATGGATTTATTCGGAAAAAATGGCGCTAAAAAACATCAGATGGCTATGGGGAGAATGGCTGTTGGTGGAATGACTTTAGGTATCATTGGCAATTATGCATTAGAAGGTAGAATTACGGGTGCTGTTCCAAGAGATGACGGGGTTAGAGATAGTTTGCCAAAAGGTTGGCAACCTTGGTCGTTTGTATTTAAAGGTGAAAATTGGCCATCAGATAAAGATGGAAACGAGTTACCAATGTACGACATGTATGGTCGGCCAAATGGTAAACTTGAATATGTAAGTTACCAAGGTTTTGGCCCATTAACTTCAGTAATTGGTATTGGCGCTGATACAGCACAACGGCTGCATTTAGCTAATGATCCAGTAAATATTATGAATATAGGTTTTGGTGGTGTAGCTGCTACCGCAAATTATTACAAAGAACTGCCTATGTTAGAAGGTATTACAAATTTAGTATCGGTTCTTGATAATGATAGTGTCGGATCTTTTAATTTAGGCAAAATATTAAAAAGCCCAGCTGAAGCTGGCAGTGTGGCAACAGTTCCAGGCATACCGTTTGCTGGTATTCCTAATCCATACTCTAGTTTGCAAAGGGCTGTAGATAGAATGATTTCTGGATCTGTAACAAAAGATCCAAGAGAAGATGTTGAATACTATACATACAGTGACATTGAACAACAAAATGAAGATGACACATTTGTTCATGCAACAAGAACAGGAAAGCCAGATTGGAAAAAGGTAGGAACGCCTAAAAATTTATCTGGGGATATTCTCTACAAATTTATTGTAGAAATGGATGCCTATCAAAGTAAAAATTCTGCTTTTGAATATAAGGATGAAGATAACAAACTTGCGCCAAGACTTGATACTTTAGGCCGTCAACTTGGCAGCGAAGATCTTAATATATTTACGCGCCCTGGCCGCGCAATCATAAGTAATTTGTCTGGATTTAGATTAAGTGAATCTGAAAAACCAGAACCATACGAATTAGAACTAATGAGGCTTTCAACAACAACAGGTACTTGGCCTTTAAATAATCCGCGCACTAAACAAAATTTAAGGTTGTCGCCTGGTGTTCGCATGGATTGGATTGATCAAAGTAAAAATAAAAGCGAAGTCATTATCAACGGTGCGCCACTTAAATTTAAGCAAGCCTTAAAATCTACATTAACAGGAAATTTTAATTCTTATGGCAGACGCTATCAGCGCGCCAAAACTGATGTCGATAGAAAAACAATTATTAAAGAATTAGAAACAAAATTCTTAGATCAAGGTTGGGAAGATTTATTGAAAGACCCAAAATACATCAACATTGTTCAATCGCTAAGAGGCATTGAAAAAGCCAGATCAGAAGGGAAAATTAAGTGACTGTAAGTAGCGCAACAAACAAAGTCAGTTACAATGGCAACGGCTCGACAACGGTCTTTGCCTATGGCTTCAAGATCTTCGATCAGGATGACCTCACTGTCATTATTCGTAATGCTAGTGGTGGTGAGACTACCAAAACAATTACCACACACTACACAGTGTCAGGGGTAGGGGCTGCGTCTGGTGGCAACGTCACGATGGGCACAGCGCCAGCTTCCGGTGAAAGCTTAACAATCATTCGAGAGCAACCACTAACACAAGGTTTGGATCTCGTACCTAACGATCCATTTCCAGCGACACTTGTTGAGGATACCTTAGACAAAATAACCTTTATGGTTCACCAGCACGAAGAAACACTAAACAGAACAATTAAGGGATCTAAGACAACTACAATAACCGATCCAAGTTTTACTGAGGATGCAACCGCCAGGGCAAACAAAGTCTTTGCTTTTGATGCATCAGGTAACATTGATATTACGCAAGAGATCGGCGTTTATAAAGGTAACTGGGCAGCTGGTACAACTTACGCTGTGCGTGACCTGGTAAAGGATACAAGTACTAATAATAT